GATGACTGTACCAATTGGGAATGCTACTGAGGCATTTGTAGGGATGTTAAAAGCGATAGCACTGGACTTGTTCATTAACTCTAAGACCTGATAAGCGTCAGAGATCGTGGCCGTGTAGTCATTGGTATTAGCTGCGCCGACAGTAAAGGCTACTAGGCCGTTATAGTCTGCGGCCGTAAAGATGTCGCCTGTTGTCGCTGGAAAGCCTTCTGCCATGATTTTCTCCTAGTAACCCATTATAGATTGTCCGATTATACCAAAGGTTGAAGATCCGATGATGAATCCCTCAACTATAGGCTCAAGTGTTGTAACTGTGCATTTCATTGAATTAGGGGTTATATCCCAAGCCAAGCCCTGCACCTGCAAAGTCTTGACGATTGTCGAGCCGTCTGGCTGGATATTGGTGATCTCTACATTGTCAAAATAATCTAGACCGATCATTGTGTCAGTAGGCACGTTTGGATCAAGTAGATCGACAGTCATAGCATCGATGCGGATCGTTGTCTCTTTGCGAGTTGCAACGTAGATGTCAGCAATGTCCTGCACCTGCGCATCGGTCTGTGCTATTAGGTTATCGACGTTCATGCCATGAGGGAAGTATTTGGCGATCGAGTCAGCATCGAAAGATGAGACAGTCGTGCCGCCTACACGAGTCATGGTTGCGTCATTGATAATCAGCTTGTCATCGAAGGCGTACTTAAGGTCTGAGTATGGAATGCCGCCAGATTGATTGAACTGGATAGCCGCCGGGGCAAGTGATCCAACTACATCGTTTCGATCCTTAAACTCTACTTCTCCACCTGCCTGCACAAAGAATGCGCCCTGCTCTGTAAACTCGGCCACCTGGATGGCTGAAAGGCTAGATCGTGTAGTGCCTGGATCAACCTGAACTGTGGTTGATCCTGTGTCCACAATTCTCATCGATGATGGAAAGTCTACTTGGTCAAGAATCTTATTAATGCGCGTGCCTGTGGTCTGGCCTGCTGTTGCATCTGCGACTGTCGTCACGTTAGCCATGGCAAAAAGACGGAAAGCATCTGAACAGTTGATATCGACATAGCCCAATTCCTGCCCTGTTGGGTAGGTGTACTTGTAGTCTGTGACATAGCCTGAAAATAGAAACGACTGAGTGGTTGCAGTAGTTGCAGCTACGCGAATTTTTCTAAGAGGCGTTAGATAACCGAAGTAAGGTGAAGCAGGATTCTGTGGGTTGAATGATCCGTCTTGATCAATGACTCGGACTGTGCAGTTGCCAGCCTCGTAAGTATCACGCATGATGTTACGGCCACGGCTGATCTTGATCTGGCGTGTAGTAGAGCTTAGATCAATTACTGGCTCTGGAACTTCGCTCGATGCAAATTGAGACACGCCAATAACGCCGTTGATAGGGTCGCCAATAGTAAACGGAAAGCCGAAGGTAGCACCCTGGCTAAAGTCAAAGGAGACCGATATCGTTGCAGGAAGGGTCATCCTTCGTCTACCCTAGTTCCAAATCTTGCGGTGCGATTAGTGCCGACGAATGATCCTGATAGAGATTGATTAGTCTGAGTCTGCGTGATAACTGCAGCGACAGCTTCTCCAGCAACCTCAACTTTGATATTTATCGGAGGTGCAGGATTAACCCCTGCGACGACGCCAGCAGGCAAGCCGCCCTGTTGTCCGAAGGTTGGTGGCATTGCATAGGCAGGTGGTACGAAATTAGGTACGGGCGTGCCTAGCGTGTTTCCACCAAAATCTAATTTAGGTATTGACCATTCTGAGAAAGGATTAGGTGCTTTAGGAGTAGCTAGCAAGGATAGACGTAACTCATTGTTGCGCTTGATTGCTGTGTCTAATTGATCAGACAACTGTGTGGCTAGGGTTGCATTGCCGTCGAGGATGGCCTTCTGTAATAGCAAGGAGATGCGATCTGTCTCGCTGATCTTGCCTTTGAGAGCTGCCTCAATGCCGATAGCGTCTAGGTTAAGAGTCTTTGACGCCTTCTGCAAGGCTAGGGACTTCTTCTGTGTATCCAGAGTCTTTTTCTGAAGCGCCGCTAATTCTCTAGCGCGCTTGGCTGCTGCCGCTTCTGCATTCTTACGAGCCGCGATCTGCGCAGATGTTTCATAAATACCCATAGGTTGCGAACCCAGATAGCCGCTGGATGGCATGTTTCGTCTAAACTTGGCTGCCTTCTCTGCTGCCTCGATGGCCGCTAGGGCATTCTTCTCATAGTCGTCAAACGGGTTGAAACTAGCGAGGATGGCACGATCGCTGGTGAGAACGTATAACTTCTGGAACCCAAATACTACTGCTGCGACTGTATCTGCAATCTTGGTTGCAAGGGTATCGATCTGATTAACGAAGTTGGTTGTATCACCTGCGGCGAATACTGACACGAGAGACTCGACCAAAGACTTACCGATTGTCTCGCTTGCCTCGCCTGCTGCGGTTGTGATGAGCTGTAACTTGCCAGCATAAGTAGTCAGGAATTCTGCACTAGCGCCAGAAAATTGCTTATTAAGTCGTTCCTGTACATCTGCGAACTTCATGGTCTTAAGTTCGGCTTGAGAAAGTCCTAGTGAATACTTGCGAAGTCCACGGGTCTGACCAACGTAGGCCATGCTTAAGTCATTGACAACTGTCTCATAATCAACGCCAGACCCGGCGGCGATGTCGGTTGCCTGAGTAAGTAACTCTTGAGCCTTAGTAACCGAGCCAGTAGTCTGCAATAAACGCTGCATCGCTGGACGTAATTGATCATCGGTAACGCCAGACATCCTTGAAAGATCAGAAATATAACGCTCGATGCGTGGAGTCTCGAACTCTAGTCCAAGATTCTTAACGGCTAGGGCAAGGCGATTGGCGGCCTTCTCATCTTCGATGAATGCCTTTGATGCGTTCTTAGCAAACTTGAGAAGCTGTTGCGCTCCGAATACTGCGAGTAGACTCTTGCCTAATCGCTTTACTCCCTTATCTAGGGCGCTAACGCTTTTGCTCGTGTCGCCGAGTGCTTTCTTACCTTTATTCTCGACGACAATCGGAATCCGTAACTCAGCCATTGTTATTGCCTTTCGCGTTAAACTTAGCGGCGGCCTTCTCTAGTGCTCGGATTACTCCGACCTTAGCCTTGCCTTGATCCTGGTCGTAAGCCTTAAACATCGCACGACCTTGCATCTTGCGGCTGCCTGCGAATGAGCCTTGAAATCTTGGTGAGAAGTTGCCTGTCATTCCAGACTTGCGACCAGCAGTCTCCACGATTGCACCTGCGGCGGTCTTATTGTGGATCGATACAGACTGCACCCATCCCTGGCGATTAGGCTTGGTAGGTGTTAGCTTGTAACCGATTCCTCGACGAGCCTCTGCGGCATCGTACATTGGGAACTTGGCGGTCTTGACTTCATGCTTTACGAATCCAGATGGAGCTTCTGAGTTAGATGGCAGAAATCCTCTAGCCTTTTTTACTAGTGGCTTAAGGAATCCGACCATCTCATCACGAGTCTCTTTGTCAAGATCAGGCGAGAATTGCTTTAGAGCCTTGCGAAGCGCACTAGCGCCTTTTAGCTCTGTAGGCATCTGCCTGCTCCTTTGCTCTATCCTTCAGCGCTTTAAGTAGCATCTGAAGCATCGATGAATCTAAATCAATTAAAGATTGTGGAGGGATAGCCGTCTCAATGCTCAAGCGAGCGATGAGATAGTGGATGCTATCCCTGCCTAGGCCAAAGGGTCAGACTCAGCAACCTCTACACTCTTGAGAGTTTCGAGAAAGTCTGCGCCGAATGGCTTGACTGTGGTTCCACTTAACCTAAGGCCTTCCCATGCAAGCCAATAGACATCGCTTTGCTTTTCATCATCGCGGAACGCTTTGTGAAATCCCTTTTTAGCATATAGCTCGAACGCGTACTCTAATCGAGGAGTGATCTCGATCTCGGTGACTGTGTTGTCTGCCATCGTGACTATTAACTTTGCCATGCTATGCCCCTTTGTTTAGTTTCTTAGAATGTGCCTGTTGTGGCTACTACTGTAGTACCTGATACGTTGAATGTCAGGCTCTGGACTGCAAGATCAGCAACGCTGCCGTTGATGTCTGTTGTTGAGTTGATCAAGCAGGTCATTGTATAGAGAGGGTTAGTTGCAGAGACTGCAGTTCCCTTTTCCTGGAGTAGCACTACTGTGACGTTAGTTCCCCACGCAGCTTGCAAAGTCTGTAGGACGTTGGCTGTTGCTGTGTCATTTAGGAAGTCGATTGTGACTGATGATGCCTCAAGGCCTTTAACGAACTTGTGTCCGCTATCGCCCATCGCTGTCACTTCGAGTTCGTCGAAAGTGCGGTTAAGTGTTACTGCGGTAACGTGATCTGAAAGATCGACTGTGTTAATCTTCACGCCGACCTTGTTATTTAGAAATACAGCCATGAGATTATTCCTCGTCTTTCTTAGTAGTTACTGGCTTAGGTGTTGATGGTGCTACCTGCCCGATCTTGATCAGGAAGGCCTCTTGCTCTTTTTCCCACTCGGACATTTTAGCTCCAACTCGTTAGGACTGAGATATTGATATTACATGTAAGTAGATCACCTGAAGCGGCACTTAGTACCGCCGGGGCGGATACCTCTGTGACGTTATAGGTGTAAGAAGATGCAGCGAGCAGGTTAAATACCCGAACGATGTTATCTTCGATCCCGTTAAGGTTGCCTTCATTATCGAGCAAAGGAACCATTACGGAAATTACGAAATTGGCCATAGGCGAAATAGTTGAATGCCAGCCATTAGATGGTGAAATATAAGGATCAGCAGGTGCGACTATTACGCTATTGGCGATGGGTGTTGCAGGCGGAAATGAGAAAACTGAATATTTCGTATTGTCTGTAAGAGCTGCGGCGATTCCTGCGCGAAGGGTTGATATGGCGGCCATCAGCCCACCATCGATCTCGGATCAAGATAAGGTGCGAGAAGGCCACGAACACGAGCGAGTAAAGTGTTGCCCATGCGGTACGGGCTTGGCTGATATCCATCGATGGTTACGCCGCCGCTTGACGGGGCTTGACGAGATTGCCAGATGTCAATCGAGATCATAAGCGCAGCCTCTTGGATTGCCGGGATCGTTGCGTAATCTGTGTAAGTTTCAACTGCAGCGATGCCATAAGGCTCAACTGTGTGTCGTGGATTGTCGCTAGTGTGAGCCGTAGTTACGTTAAATGAACGAGTATCGACTTTTGTAATTGTCTTAGTCCCATTGTAGCGACTACCTGCACCTGAGATTGTTACAGATTGTCCAACGTAGAAATACTCGCGGATATCCTGATCAAAAT